ATTGACGAAGTGAACATCATTCTGCAAGCACTTGGCAACGCGCCTTATGTGCAAGTTGCTGCTCTAGTGCAGAAGATTCGTGAGCAAGCGCAGCCGCAAGTTGCTGCACCCGCGCCAGAGGAGACTGTGCAATGAGCGTTACTAATACATGGGTCGTTGAGCAGATGAACTGCTACCCGACTTACGAAAGCCAGACGGATGTCGTCTTCAACGTCGCTTGGCGGGTGAATGCGACTGACGGCACGTACAACGCGACGAGCTACGGCACGGTTGGCGTCACCTATGTGGCTGGGACGCCCTACACGCCCTATGCACAGCTTACGCAGGCGCAGGTCGTTGGTTGGGTGCAGGCATCTCTTGGCACGGAACAGGTCGCCAACATTGAAGCTGCCCTTGCCACCAACATCGCCAACCAAGTGAATCCGCCGGTTGTGACTCCTCCACTCCCGTGGGTTTCTGCTTAATAAAGGATTGCTGACATGAGCACCGCCAAGGTCATTAACATCATCCACCCGTCTGGCTCGACGACGAATCTTGTCAATGACAACCTTGGCAACGTGACCATTGGCAACAATCTGACGGTGACTGGCAGCACTACATTGGGAACATCCCTTGTTGTGCCGTCAGTCATTGGCGGCACCACTGCGTCATCTACATTGACGTTGGAAAGCACTTCTGGCGCGGGCACTTCTGACAGTATCCTCTTCAAGACGGGTAGCCAGCAGACCCGCATGACGATTGATACTAGCGGCGCTGTCGGCATTGGCTACTCCACCCTTACTGGCGTCGGAGCGAATGGTCTGGCGGTGTTGGGCAACGTGGGGATTGGGACGAGTTCGCCAGCGCAAAAATTGCATGTTACTGGCAACGCCATCTTTGGTGGCAGTCCTGCAACGCAGTGGTCTACAGTTGTTGTCTCTGGCGATGTTGCAATTCAATCGGCAGGACCAGTGCTTAATTTTGTAAATGCGGCTGGATCTTCTCGTTTTGGCTATCTGTATCACACCGGAACGGCTGGAAGTTTGTATATTCTGAACCAAGAAGCTGGCGCGATGAGTTTTGGCACCAGCAACACCGAAGCCATGCGCATCGACTCCAGCGGCAATCTTGGATTTGGGACTACAAGCGTTGGGGGCGGCGTTGTTGTTATTGCCATTGCTAACGCAACCACTGTCCCTACAAGCAATCCAAGTGGCGGCGGAATTTTGTATGTACAAGGCGGCGCTCTCAAGTATCGCGGTTCGTCTGGAACTATCACGACAATCGCTGCCGCATAAGGGGTTAAAATGACCGTCACGCTCTCTGGCACTACCGGCATCCAACAACCGGCTACACAGTTAGCTGGCAGTTCTTCCGGTGTGGTCACGCTTACTGGCGCGGCTAATGCTGGAACGTGGACGATGACGCTGCCGACTAGTGGTGGCACCAATGGTTATTATCTGCAAACTGACGGAACCGGCGTCACTTCATGGGTGGCTGTGACTGGCGGCGGCAACGTGTCTAGCAGCGGAACCCCGACCACCAACCAAATAGCGATTTGGACAAATTCCAACACCATTCAAGGCGTCACCAACCTCCCGGTTACGAATCTAAATAGCGGAACAGGCGCGTCTTCCACTACCTTCTGGCGCGGTGATGGCACATGGGCAACGCCTGCTGGCGGTGGCGGCGGCGGGTTATCTTGGCAGTCCGTCCAGACGGCTAATTTCACGGCTGCAAGTGGGAACGGATACCCCATCAACACCACTTCTGGTGCGGTGACAGTAACCCTTCCGGCGAGTCCGTCTGCGGGAAACTATGTGCAGCTTACGGACTATGCGGGTACATGGGCTACGAACAACGTCACGGTCGCGCCAAATGGCAGCAACGTGAATGGCACTTCTGGGAACCTTACTTTTAACGTTTCGCGCTCTAGCATCGCACTTGTTTATATAGACTCAACTCAAGGCTGGCTTGCATATTCTGGGTTTAAGGCAACTGGTTTAGGGCAATCATATAGTGCTTCCTATCTCATTGTTGCTGGCGGTGGGGGCGGCGGATATACGCCGGGTGGCGGCGGCGGCGCTGGCGGGTTACTAACCGGATCATTTAATCTTACTCCCGGAAGTGTTTATTCTGTTGTTGTTGGTGGCGGCGGCGCAGGTGGCAATGGTTACGGCGTTACTGGGACATCTGGTTCGTCATCCACTTTGACTAGCATTACAGCTACAGTTGGCGGCGGTGGAGGTGGCAGCGCCAATTACCCATCTGCTGGAAATGGTGCTTCTGGTGGGTCTGGCGGTGGAGGCTCTCCCGGCGTTACTAACGGAACCGGCGGTTCCGGTACATCCGGACAAGGTTTTGCTGGTGGAACATCTGCGACGGATGGCACAACTTATGGAATTGGTGGTGGTGGAGGCGGGGCAAGTGCAGTTGGCTCAAATGCTACGGCTGGTAGTGGCCCGGCTGGCTCTGGTGGCGCTGGCACTGCATCTTCTATTACAGGTTCTTCTGTAACTTATGCCGGTGGCGGCGGCGGTGGCGGTGATAATAGAATAACAAACAAAAATGGTGGCGCTGGTGGTTCTGGTGGCGGCGGCGCTGGCGGAAATGGCGTTTCGGGGCAGGCAGTTGGTACGGCTGGCACTGCAAATACAGGTGGCGGCGGCGGCGGTGGCGCGTACAATGCAGGCCCCAATGTGGGCGGCGCAGGTGGCTCTGGTGTTGTCATTCTTTCCGTCCCAACTGCTTTCTATTCCGGCATCACAACCGGCTCGCCAACCGTGACAACATCTGGCTCCAACACCATTCTAAAGTTCACTTCTTCTGGGAGCTACACGGCATGAGCCACTTTGCCAAGTGCCTTGATGGCAAGATCATCAACGTCATCGTCGCGGAACCCGACTTCTTCAACACGTTCGTTGATAGTTCGCCGGGCCAATGGATACAGACTAGCTACAACACCCGTGGCGGTATCCATTATGGGCAAGACGGACAACCGGATGGAGGCGTAGCATTGCGCGGCAACTATGCTGGGATTGGCTATACATACGATGCTACCCATGATGTGTTCTATGCGCCTCAACCATATGCGTCATGGGTATTGAACCAGACTACATGGCTGTGGGAAGCGCCAGTAGCATATCCTACAGACGGCCAAAACTATGTCTGGGACGAGCCTACAGTTAGCTGGAAGCTTGTAGTGGAATGAAAAAGCCCCAGTCCGACCGAACAGACTGGGGCAAGTAGGCATTTCGACAAACACTAGGGGCTAGGCTGCACATCGACATGTGTGAGCCAAGCACTATTGCTTGACATGCGCAGTGTCGCACAGCTTTCATCGGCGTCAAGCATTTTGACCATGACGCCCGCACAAGGTACAATCCGGCAGGTTCTAGGCAGGGCAATTCGATGGACACCCAAACGCTGATCAATCTTGCTCTTGGCGCTTTTCTGGCGCTCATTGGCTGGCTTGCGAGGCAGTTGTGGGAGGCTGTTGAGCGTCTCAAGGCGGATGTCCACCAAATTGAAATTGACCTTCCAAGCTATTATGTCAGGCGAGAAGAGTTTTCAGAATCATTGAAAGAAATCAAAGATTTATGCCGACAGATCTTTGACAAGGTTGATAGTCTTGAGAAGCGGAAGGCGGACAAGTAATGGATCCTCTCAGCCTCCTGATGATGGCCAAAGCCTCATATGAGGCCGTCAAGGCCGGGATTGCAATGGGGAAGGAGCTGCAAGGCGTCGCAGCTGACCTCGGATCCCTTTTTGATAGCGTCGCCGCACTGACGCGGCATGCAGCTCAGCCACCGCGTGGCAACCTTCTATCCGGCAAGACAGCCGAGCAGATGGCCATGGAGGCCTACGCAGCCAAGGCCGAAGCCGACCAGCTTCTCGCAGACCTCAAGAATCACTTCGTTGGCGAGTATGGCCTCGCAGCATGGGATCAGGTCGTGGCCCAGACCACCCAGATCAAGAAGGACATGCGCGCCGCTGCTCTCGAAGCCCAGAAGGAGCAAGAGGAGCTCATGGCCACGGTCATGACGTGGGGCGCGGCACTCCTTGCTCTCGTCGTGTTTGTGATCTGCCTGTTCCTCGTCCTCATTGGCGTCTTGCAGAGATAGGTGAAAAATATGCTACAAGCCCTGAAACACATGTTCACTGGCGTGGACAACACCACTTTGGATATTGGCCGCATCCTGTGGGCCAAGATCTCCATCGTCTATTGCGCCATCAGCGGCTATCACGCGGTCGTGCATGGGAACTTCGATCCCCAGAATTGGGCGATTGGGGCCAGCGCGATC